AAACATATCTAGTTCCTCTTTATCTTTATCTTTCTCTTTCTCTTTATCTTTCTCTTTATCTTTCTCTTTATCTTTATCTTTCTCTTTATCTTTCTCTTTATCTTTCTCTTTATCTTTCTCTTTAAGGTTTTCTGGGTTATCGTGGGTTTTTAATAAACCACTTGGGTTATCGTGGGTTTCTAATAAACCACTTGGGTTTTTTGGGTTAGGTTGGGTTTTAGGTCGCCCACCTAATTTACCATTTCTTTTATTTCGTTCAACCACACTATTATAGTTTTCCTCCATATTAGACAAGTTAGGTTTATATGATAGAAAAATACCTTTAACGAGCTGGTCGGTAAAGACAGGTTGATTGCCTAATCTCCAATCAGCTATAGCTCTAAATAATTCTCCACCTTGTTCGTTAGTAAGTTCGGGCATCATATCCCAAATACTTTCATATATGATTACATTTTTTATCCTCATATCTTAACCTCCGACCATCTAGCGTTTGGATGTTCTGGTTCAGTCATCCCTTTGTTAATTTTACAAACCTGACTACGTGTTACCCCAAACATCTTACCGATTGCTGTTTTAGTCATTTCCCCTTCAACCAAGAGTTTCTTGATTCTACGTACCTTTGTTGGTGTTAATTTCTGTTTTCCCATAATTTCATTCTTTAATTCTGTAATACTTGTTTATTTGTTTTTCTAATGATTTCTGACTATAGTATTCTTGTTCCTTCAATACCAGATAGTCCTTTAATGACTTCTCACCTTGAGTTATCATCACTTTTGGTTTTTCTTTTTGTTTCATATGTGTCCTGTTGTTTCTTATAAATATACGGAACTTTTGGAAAAAAACAAAATTAAAGTAATTTTTTTGACTTTTTGATATATTTATATGTATGAAACAACAGATTTTTCAACAACAATTATCAAGACGTATAATGGGTGAAGATGGACTATGGCTTATATTCTGTAGGTCGTGTGGGAAATATCGTCCTGAAACCGATTTCTACAAGAAAAAAACGAATGCTTGGGGGTATGATAGTAGGTGTAAAATACACTTCAACAGAAAAGATGAGGACGATGATAAATCGTTGGACTATCTTAAGCTCAACCCACTCACAGAGGATGACTTCAAGCAAACACAAATCTTCCTACAGAAACTTGGATACAGATTTGACACGGATGAAACAATCCATGCTCAATTCCTAAAAAAACATAATCTTTAATCTTTTTTCGTATGAAAAATATGATTATATTTATTACAGAGGTTGTATCCTCGTTCCCATATACCCCCTATCCGTTCTATTACATTCTGTTGTCATTTAATTTTTTTTTTAGATAGGGGGTTTTTTTGACACAATCAAAAAGATTTTGTATATTTGAATAACAAAACAAAACATAATATGGACTTACAAGAAATAGTAGAATCGGTCTTACGAGACATCCCAAGTACAAGAGCAAACAACGATTTGGTTTGGGCACAAGTATGTGAAATCCTTTGTGATTTACACGGAATCACCACAGCTGAAGGATTTATCCACAACACCTTAAATAAGAACATCCCATCGTCTCATACGGTTGCGGCATCGATAAGTGTGGTGAGAAAAAAGTATCCTGAACTACGACCAACTGACGAACAGATGGCAAGAAAAGAAGAATCAAAGAAACAATACATAAATCAATATAAAAACGCTTAAAACAAAACATCATGGCACAAAACAAAGAAAGACAAATTGCGACACAGAGTTCATTAAAACTCGTAAATGACTGGGCTAATTCCTGTAATAAATGCCTCACCCTCAAGGAATTGATTGCGATTACCAACGTAGTCGTTGATTATGTTGAAATGGGGTATTCAAAGGAGTTGGGTGAAAGACTGGATAAAATCCAAGACCACCTTGAACACAAGGGTATGGAGTCAGTAACCTTCGTCCCACCAACCAAGTAATATATTTTTCCATATATTTAGATGGGCTGTGGTATTTATACTACAGCCTTTTTTTATGAAAAAATGTATTATATGTAATGAAATTAAACCTTACGAGGATTTCCACAATAACTCCAACTCTTTGGATGGTAAGTTAAACAAGTGTAAGCCATGTCTTAAAACCTATACTGATAATTTAAGATTGGGGGATAGGATGAGTCAGGAGGATTTGAAACGAATGAGAAAGAGCCTCAAGATAAAGGCGATGGAACATGAACGAGAAATCACAAATGACCTCTTAAAAGGATTGGGATATAAGATTGAAGGTGAATTATCAATTCACGAACAATTCCTTATTAGACACAATTTGGTTTAAGAGTGAGCCCCTGGTGAGTTTGTAGCTCCACCATACCAAGTTGGGAAAGGACTACCAGAACACAAATCACCCATAGCATTAAAACAACCATTATTTCTATATCTCCATTTTGACCCCCATGAGAATGCTGTGGTTGGTACTGTGATTGGAGATTGGAATGGTGTTGATGGGATTGGAGGTAATTGACCATCGTTGAGGTTTCCGTTGTTGTATTCGGGATATAAACCTGACCTGAATATCAAATGTCGTCTCAACAAGTTATCGTTGAACTCGGCTTGTTGTTTTGCGTTTGACTTTAAGTATTGGAATGTTCTGTGGTCAATCTTATCACCCTGCTCACTTCTGTTTTGGGTCATACCAATAGACACCCACTTAACGTAGAAATTGTCCATTCCCAAGTAGTATGCGTAAGTAATAAGAGTTGGTTGGATATAGGTATCCAATAGGTTCTTATAAACCACATTTGAGGGACTTGAGATTGAACCAGTCTCAATAAGATTTAACATCTTATTAAACAAGTTCGTTCCTAGTGACTCTTGAATGAATATCGTTTGTCCCTGTAGGATACAAAATCTCAACTCATCACTTTGGACGTTCTCATTTATCGCTGTGTAAGTTTTCAGGGTTTCCTCTGAAATCATCAATACTTTATTCATTACAGGATTTGGTTTGGTTCGATAATCAAGTTTATTTCCTCATTTGGATACATCAAGCTCAACACCTGTTTCAACTCTCTGTTAACAAAGTTTTGGATTGGTTTGATTGATGTATTCATAAATAGTTTGTAGGCAGTTTCAAGTTGCTCTGCTGATGAGGTAAACCCACCAGGATTTGGTAATCCAATCAAAGACCCGTCAATAATCTTATGACCTGACATGATTTGTTTTTGTACCAATTCAAAGATGGAAGAGAAATACCCATCCTCAACTGATGATTGGATTTGTGTGATATCAGGTTTCTGTTCTGATTCTCCATAAGATACTATCACCCTACCAGCGTTTTCGGCTCCCATGTACCTGTCCTCGATTGAACGTAAGATTTGGTTTTGTTCGTTTTGTGAATCAGGAGCGGGAACATTAAAGTGAACCCATAAGTTTGGACTTAATCCATTCTGAATGTTTGAAAGGTTGAATACAGTAATCTCGTGGTTCAATCTAACATCGTTGATTACACTTAACCAATCAGGAACACCATAGTAGTCATATCCACTCTGATAGTTCTTTATATGGACGATTTGTCTATCAGTAAAGTTTAAGGGGTCAAGCTCACAGAACTCGATAAGTCCAGCCTTTCTCCAATTCAACCAGTCCTTACAATACAAGTATTTTGTTACATCACCACCCATTTCAGCTGGCTTATGTAATCTTATATATCTTGAAGGGATGAGGTAAAAACCTGCGATACCTTCTTTTCGGTCTTGTCTCCAAATTACCTCTAGGAACACATTACCTGTTGTAATGAACTCATAAAATATCTTCTTGGATATATCGTTGATTGATTCTTTGGTATTAACCATATAATCGTTGATATAACCCATTCCAACGCAGTTATCGACCTTCGACCTAATACAAGCGTTTTGGATTGGTGAGGCGTCATTTAAGAGGTACAATTCATTAACGAATTGATTGTCAAATCCCCAAGAAATAAATGGTTGATTCTTGGTAATACCTTCACTAAATGATGATAAGGTTGCTTTGTTGAACTTTACGTTTTCTATTTTAATCATAAGAATTATCCTTGATATACTGTAAATATGTCTGTATTTCCGCTATATGATACAATCTCGTTTTCAGGAGAACCAGAATAATTTACTGTGGCTGTTCCCTCATAAACAACTTCATAAGACAACATAGGGTTTAGGTTGGTAGGACTACACTGTTCATAGATTTTAACGAAGTATTGACCTGGTATTAAATGTAGGTTGACATCAGTAGTTCCTGAATAGATAAATACTTCAGGTTGTGAATCAATTACATTCATGTTGAATAGGTCGTACGATGGAGCGTAATTCACAATAGCAGGAACACGATATGGAATGAACTTCCAATTCTGTTTAGACAACTTATGAGTCATCGACCATAGATACGACACATTACCCGTAAGAGTTTTATTTCTCGAACAGGTCGCTACTACTTGATTAAATGTTCCTTTCTCTATTTGAACCATCTTTTTTTTAATTAAAGCCCATACTTGTTAGTTAGGTATGTTGATAATTGTGTTAATTCACTTCCACTTGGAATTGCGTTTAATCCAATAACCTCTACAACCTTCATATTTGGAGTTGAACCAAATTGA